GCCGTCCGTGTACTTCGAGCGCTTCCGGGGGTCCTTCTCCCAGGGCCCGATCCGCTTCTTGTAGACGATCTCGTGCCAGGACCAGCCGTAGGTCATCATCGAGAGGATCTCGCCGATCAGGTCGTCCCAGCTGTGGGACATGTCCTCCATGCACTGTTCGAGGAACTCCTGGGCCTGCTCGCCCTCCTTGCCACCCTCGGGAGGGAGGACCTTCCATTCGACCTCGCGGATCAACTTGTCGATGCTGAACAGCAGCGCCCCGACCATGGAGTCGTTGGACGCCATCTCCCGGTAGACCCGGACCGCCTTGCGGCCACGCAGCGCCGGCAGGAACTCCTCGTCGATGTAGCCCGAGACCCGCTTCAGCCCGGAGACACCGAGCTCTTCCATCGGGCCGACGCGCTGGGGGATCTCGTCGCCAGCGTTGTCCTCGTCCCAGGTGGAGATGTCTCCCTGGGGGAGCCTCACGTCAGCCATGTCTTCAGTCTCCCATCGGTGTCACACCATCAGGTCCAGGTCCTCAGCAACCTCCTGGCTCTTGTTCTGGACACTGCCCACCACCCAGTTCCCGGGCTTCCGCTGGGCGTCCTTGTTCTGGCGCATCTCCTCTTCGATGAAGGTGGGCCCGTCGTCACCCGGGATCATGATCGGGTGCGCGAGCAGATCTCGTCGGGGAGGTGGAACTCCTTCCCGCGCGCGTAGAGCATGTCCACCGAGGCGTACAGGTGAGCCTTGTAGAAGACCGGGACTCGGGGAGCCAGCCAGCGGTGGTTCTCGATCGAGCTCACGTACTCGCTCAACATGTTGTCCCGCTGGGCTCCGGTCATCAGGAAACCTCGCGCCCGCCTGTCGATGTAGTCCGCCACCACCCCACCCAGCCCCGTCGCGTCGTGGATGCCCTCGGCGTTGTACTCCTTCATCAGCCGGTTGAACTCCCCGATCATCACCGGGTAGGGCAGCCGGCGCATCCGTGACCAGTGCACGACCCGGCACGGGAACCTGGTCACGTCAGAGACAGTGATCACCGTCCAGTCCTGCTCCTTGGCCCAGTCCGCACTGATCACGTACTCCGCGTCGCTCTTGGGATCCTCGAACCGATGAACCTGGCGCTCCTTGCTCACTGACTCCCGGAGTGCCGTCGCGGGCAGCGAGAACATCTGCTCCACCGACTCCGAGTCGATCGCACGAGAACCGATGCTGGGCTCACCGAGGTCGTACTCCACCCGCCACATCTCGGCGGGGATCTCCTTGCGCTTCTGCTCGATGGTCTCCTGGTCCAGCCAGCCGTCGATCGGGTTGGAGGTGTCCTTGTAGCACCAGGTGAAGATCGGCAGACCCTCCTCCTGGAACCGCGCGTACTCGTGCGCGAAGGTCTTGTCCGGGTACTGCCAGGTGCTCGACATCGCGGTCCGAGGCCGGATGATGTCGCCCTGCCAGTTCTTCTGGGGCATCGGCTGGCCCTTGGCCGCGTCGAAGATGGCCTGGTCCATCTCGTCGATCTCATCGAGCAGCAGGGTCGGTGGGTGCGGTCCTCGGACCGTCTTCTGGGAGGCCGTGAGCGGCATGATCGTGGCCCGGTTGGTGAGCTTGATCTTGGTCGCCGACTCCTCCCGAACCAGGTAGGAGGGAGCGTTGCTGTGCTCCCAGGCGTCACGGATGGTGTTGTGGATGTTGATCGACTGGTTCAGGGAGCCACCGACGATGTTCACGTCTGAGCCCTGGATGGCTGCCACCGTGAGTCCCAGCACCGAGAGCAGCCTGGACTTCCCGGACAGACCACGAGAGCCGTGGATCAGGATCTGCGGCTCTCGGTTGAAGTAGGCAGTGGCGAAGGCATCGAACGGTGCATCGTGGTCGGAGCAGACCTTGTGCCTGGGGATGGTGTAGCCCCAGAGGGCCTTGACTACCTCGTAGAGCTCGTCGTCGGTCCTAGGTCCGCGTCCCAGGATGATGCTCACTGACCAGCTCCTTCAGCGTGTACCCGGTCTTGACCCAGGGCACTGAGAGCTCCCAGGCACCCGCCGGCGACTCCACACGGTATCGCCACCAGATCACATCGGTATCAGTCGGAGTGAGCTCTACCGCGAAGCTCCCGTCCCGCGCGAGCTGGACTTCCGGTGCCAAGCAGGCCCAGGCGATCTCTTGCTGGATCACCCAGAGCCTGCTCGGCATGAACCGGACCAGGCCATGGACCGGACGACCGTTCTTGTACTGGAAGGATCCTGTGACTGTCACTGTTCTCGGCATGGATCCCATCCTATCCACTACACCTGAGGCACAACAGGTGGCTCAACGGGTGGAGTGGCGGTAGGAGCAGCTGCGTTCCCCTTCAGAGTCACCGCAGCTCCAGTCACGATCATCGCCACGATGGCAGTCACCCACTCACTACCCGTGATCGAGGTGCCTCCATCGGAGTCGCTGAGCACCGAGCTTCCGATGACCACTGCTCCTGGCACCAAGAACCCGAGGATGCCCTTCCAGTACTCCTGCCAGTTGGCCATGACGGCCTCCTACTTCTTCTTCGGCTTCGGCGGCTGGAAGTCGATCGAGGGCTGTGGGTTGCGCACGATCGCGCAGGACCAGCCTCCGGTAGCGACCGAATGCCGCTCGAAGTGGAGGTGAGGTCCGGTCACGTTGCCTTCCGCACCGACCTCACCGATCTTGCGCCCAGCCCGGATCTTGGCCCCGTTCGGGACGCTCCGGGTACGCATGTGCGCGTAGAAGTCCCGAGTACCGTCACCGCGCTTGATCTCCAGCTGGTGGTAGCCGAAGGCAGAGCCGTGGTTGGCGTAGACCACAGTCCCGCCGCGAGCGGCGTAGACCGGAGTTCCGGCTGGAGCTGGGAAGTCCACGCCGGTGTGGATGCCGTAGCCACGGGAGTCACGTCTGCAGCCCCAGTACGACCCGCGCCGGCCGTACGGCGTTCCGATGGGGCCCTTGACTGGTCTCATTCGTCGTCCTCCCCACCTTCGGTGCCCGTGTTGCCGCCCTCACCGGGATCGGCTGAGTCATCGGGCTCGACCTCTTCGTCACCATCGAAGTCGACGTCGAGACCCTCCTCGGGCTCCTCTTCCAGGTCTTCCTCGACCTGATCGAACTCCGCCAGCGACTCACTCGGGGTCTCGCTCACTCGGTCTTCTCCTCGTCGTCCTCTACCTGCTCCTCGTTCGGACGGTCGGCGGGGTTCTCCCAGCCGCTCTCGTAGGCGGGGTCGTCCTCGGCACGCGGGTCAAGGTGATCCACCTTGCCGCCAGCGAACGCAGCTGCGCGCTCGGCATCGACATGCGGGTCCGGGTACTGGATCTGCCCCGGGATGCCGTAGAACTCGTCTTCGCCCTCGGGGTCGACGAAGGGCTCCGGCTCGGTCTCTTCGCCAGTCACCTCGGCGGACTCGTCCTGCTTCTTGGTTGCCATGTCTTCATCCTCACTCGTTGGGCCAGTCACTACAGGGCTTCCTCCCACACCAGGTGTAGTTCCCCGCTGTGGAGGTTCGTACTCAACGCGGACATCGAGGAGTAGTCGGCCGGGAAGGCGTCGGCCTTGATCGGGTCCTTCCAGTCCAAGCCCATCCCCTTGATGTTGGAGTTCAGGTTGTTGCTGAACGCAGCCGGCAGGTTGAACCAGTTCCCCTGTCCCTTGGCCAGCTGCCCGAGCTTGGTGATCTCGGTCTTCCCTAGCGAGCCACCGGGCGCAGGCAGCCCACTCACGGTGCCGATCGCAGTCCAGAACAGGTAGACGTTGGCGTTGGCCGAGCCGTTGTCGTTCTCGCGCCTGATGTAGATCTGGGCGCTCTTGATGGTGACCGTGCCCGACTTGCCGATCGAGTCGGTGATCTGGTTGCCATACAGCCACAGCCCCACCGAGCGCGGGGACTTCTGCTGGACCAGGTTCCCGCTCTGCCAGCCTGCCGACACCCATGACCCAGAGCTGTTCGGCTGGATCCGCACCTCCTTGGTGACCACGTTCGGCACGTCCACAGAGTTCTTCGGAACGTGGATCGAGGCCGCGGTGCCCGCGCTCCAGTTCCCCGCGTCGTCCAGGGCCCAGCCGGTGAAGTGGTAGGTCTGGTCGCCTTGGATGATGCTGCCCGCCGAGGCGTTGCGTGGCCACTGCTTGAAGATCTCCACCGAGGTGTCGTTGTGTCCGCCGTAGTCGTTGTAGCGCCACTCACTCCAGGGCTCGTTCGGGTAGGTGGAGTCCGCAGCCGAGGTGTAGGTGCCACCGAACTGGGTGGTTGGTGGCTTCCCCGCGTAGTCGGTGAGCACGCGCGTGAGGCGCGCGTCCGGGTCGTTGGCCGCTCCTGGCAGCCTGACTCCCACCTTGATCCAGCGCGAGACCAGCGTCTTCACACCCTTGATCGTGTTGAAGTCCTCGGTGATCGCCAGCGAGATCAGCGGTGGCGAGGGCGGAGTGACGTCGAACTCGTAGGCCCGGACCCAGGCTCCGGCCTGCTTGACGTACGCCTCGGTCACCGCAGTCCAGACCCCGTTCCGCAGCACGTAGGGCCGCTGGCACAGAGTCCAGACATCGTTGACCTTCTGGTAGAGGGCCACGGGCTACACCTTGAAGAAGACGTCGCCGTTGGCTCCAGAGGAGTTGGCCGGTACCGAGGACCCCGAGGTGATCGCGGGCTGGGCCGGCGGGAACGGCTGCCAGGCTGCTCCGTCGTAGTACCAGACCTTGTTGGCGTCCTGGGTGAAGGCGAACATCCCCTCCTGGACCCCAGCTGCGGCGGTCGCCGAGTCGCGCGCGGCAGTGGTGGCGTAGACCCCCATCACCCGCTTCTCGATCTGCTTGGCGAGCTGGGTGATGTCATCAACCACATCCGGGTCGTCCGTGCTGATCGGCACCCGGAAGGCTTGTGCGGGGGTAGTTCCTGGCATGTCTGCCTCCTCTACTCAGATGGTCTCATCCTCGTCACGTCTTGATGATGAAGTTGACGGTCAGGAACGGGGGCCGGTTCTCGTTGGATGTGTTGCCGCTACCAGTGCTTCCGGTGTTCTGCATCTGCGAGGACGCCGTGCGCCCGCTGATGGCGTGGGTGTGACCGCCGGAGTTGGTCGGGTTGTACGGGCCGGTCGCGCCCGTGTTGGCGATCGTCCCGTTGGTCTTCTGCAGAGAAGACGTGGAAGAGCCGGTCGTGTTGCCGATGTCGATGGGGTGGACGTGCACGGCACCGGCGTCGTTGTTGGCGTTCAGGGCACCGGTCGAGGAGTTCGGGAACCCCGGGGAGGAGGTCGCGTTGTGGTAGTGGTCCCCGATGTCGTGGGTGTGACCAGGCATACCAGCCTGGCCACCCGTAGCGTTGAGCGCGTTCAGCGGTCCAACACCTTGTGCGAACTTGTCTCGCATGTCCGGAACGTTCGCGCCGACCACAGCTGCCAGCGCGGGGTAGCTCGCCGTAGATCCACCATCACAGAGGATCCAGCCAGCCGGCGGGGTGGCGGTCGGCCACATCATCATGCAGCCGGTCGGCACGAACCGTGAGTCGTTCCCTGGTGCTGCCTGGGTGGATCCGGTGCCCAGCGAGCGCAGCCCCTCGACACCAGCCGCTGGCGACTTCAGCGAGGCGTTGATGTCAGCTGCCACGATCTCGCCATCGTTGATCATGTTCGAGGTGACTCCACCGACCCCGATCGAGAGCGTGCTCCCGGTCAGCGCCAGTCCGGATCCCACGACCAGCTCAGTGGCCCTGGGGGCGTACGAGGTCGGGACCTCACCGAGCTCGGCCTGCCAGGCACCGACGATGTAGTACAGCCCGACTGCGGGGTTGGCCTCACTGCCGGACCGCAGTGTGAAGGTGCCACTGGCAGCGGTGATGAACGAGACCGACAGCCGAGTCCAGGTGTCTTTGACCGTGGTAGTAGCACTCGGGTTGGTGGTGATCCCAGCGCCGGTGGTGATGATGGCGACCTGCGCAGTGCCACTCGCAGTCGGGTTGTAGACCCACATCGTGAACGTGTAGGCGGTGTTCGGAGCGAACCGGTTCCCAGCTGCGACCGTCTCGCTGACCACTGCGTAGCTGCCGATCCCGAAGGCGTTGCTGGCGTTGGACGAGGTGACCCGCATCGCGCGCCCGTTGCGCCAGGTGGTGGTGGTCTCCTGGGTGATCGCAGCACTGCCGAAGTTGCTGGCCGCTAGCCCTGTGGTCTCGATGAAGTTGGAGTTGACCAGCAGGTTCCCGCCACCCATCAGCGGGAGCTGCGCCGGCGGTACTCGGGTAGTGGCGTCCAGAGTGGCCAGGCCGCTGGCTGCTCCAGCTCCCAGATCGGTCTTCGCCGTGGCCGTCGACACCCAGTCAGGAGCGCCCGAGGTTCCAGCCGCTCTCAGGTAGGTGGTGACCTGCGGGTTGTTGCCCAGCCGGTTCACGCCCATGATCCCGGCACTGATCTGGTTGGCGTTCAGCAGAACCGCGTCTGCCTGCCCAGAGCCGTGGCTGGCCGCGTGCGCGGTCGGAGTCCGGGCGTCAGTGAACCTGGTGTCGTTGCCGAGCGGGACCGTAGTCGAGGTCTGTCCGGTGGGGATCTGAGCGATCGGGACCTTGGAGCTGCCGTCCAGGGAGGCGACACCGCTGGCCGAGCCCACCGCCGAGGTGTTCACCTTGGTCGTCAGGGCAGGCACCGTGGGGTTCGGGTAGGTCCCACCCAGGTCTCCACCTGCAGCCCCGTTCGGAGGCAGCGCAGCAGGAGTGGGGATGGTGACCACGGCCTCGCCAGCCACTCCAGCAGTCGCAGTGACGCCGGTGCCCTTGAAAGACATCTGGGTGGCGTTGGAGACCACCAGCGTGGTCTCGTCCACCACGTTCACAGAACCCGCTGAGGAGCCTCCTGGCGGGCCCTGAGCACCGGTAGGACCAGCGGGGCCGGTGATGTTGGTGCGCAGCGTCCAGGCGCTCGCTCCCGTCTTCTCGTAGACATCCCCGTTGGTCTGGTTCAGGTACCAGTCCCCGACCGCTCCCGTGGCTCCAGACGGAGCTCCAGCACCACCCCACCAGCCCTCGGCCTGACCCGTGGCACCGGTGTTGCCGATGGGCCCCTGGATGCCCTGGCTACCGGTCGCTCCCGTGGTGCCCTGCGGGCCCTTGATGTTCCCGCGCAGGGTCCAGGTCGAGGCACCGGTCTTCTCGTAGATGTCGCCGGCGGTGGTGTCCAGGTCCCAGTCGTTGACGGCCCCGGTCGCGCCCGAGGGAGCGCCCGCGCCCGAGAACCACTTCTCACCAGCCGTGCCCTGAGCACCGGTGTTACCAGTCGGACCCTGGATGCCCTGAGCTCCAGTCGCACCCTGTGGCCCCTGAGCTCCAGTAGCACCCTGTGGTCCGGTGTTACCGATCGGTCCCTGGCCACCAGTGGCTCCAGTCGGACCAGTAGCTCCGGTCGCGCCCTGAGATCCGGTAGCTCCGGTGTCGCCCTTGTCGCCCTTCGGTCCGGGTGGGCCGACCAGCTTGACGATCACCATCCTGGTGTGGACCGTGCTGAGGGTGATCGTGCCACTGTTGACCTGCGAGGCCTGAGCCTTGAACGTGTGGTTGCCCGCGGCCATCCCGCTGATCACCCAGCTCTGGTGCACCGTGGCACGAAGGTTGGCCGTGCTACCGCTGTTGAAGGTCGCTACCGCAACCTGGGCCGTGCCGTCGACCACCAGCTTCCCTGACATCACCGAGTTGTCGCCTGCTCCCGCAGTACGCGCGTCGAACGCGGCTACCACCAGGAACCGATCCGAGGGCCCTCCCACGGATACCGACGTGGACATCCCGGGGATGTCGGTGTCGGTATTGGTCAGCGTCAGGCCCGCTGTGGCAGCGAGGGTGTAGGTATCCAGCGTGGTCGCACCACCGCTGCCGATCCCGGTCCAGTTCCCGTTGGTGTCCCAGTACGCCGATCCCAGCCGTCCTGAGCCATCCCCGTTCAGCTGGATGAGCGGGCCTACGCCGTCGAAGGCGTAGCTGGTCAGCTGCGCCGGGTTCGCGCCCGGGAAGCTGGAGTAGTTCGCGTCGGGCTTCCCGTCCAGGCCGAACGCCGGCGCGGCTCCGGTGGGGTCAGCAGTGATCGTGACGCTGGACGGAGTTGATGCAGCACCGATCAGCCCGATCTGCTTCATCCCCGAACCGCCCGTGAGAGCGGTGGCGCTGCGCTGGTAGTACAAACCCCACTGGTTCGGAGAGGCGGTCGCCCCCGTGTCCCCGGTCTCGGGCATCGTGATCATCAGCTTGGCCCGTCGCGCCTGGCTGATGCTGGCCAGTGCGCCAACCGGAGTCTCGTAGTCCGGAGCGGGCCTGGTGGCGATGGCCGAGGCCCCGACGTAGATGGTCGAGTTGGACTGGGGCCAGTTCCAGTTCGTGTAGAAGGTGATCTTCCCGGTCGCGTCCACCGAGACGAACTGGGAGCCGTTGTGGCAGAACCCGCGAGCAGCAGCCGGCTTGGACCACTGCTCGTAGGCACCATCGGTGTTCTTCTGCACCCACGAGGTGTCGAAGATGTAGTTCTGCAGGTAGGTGTCGGCGTCGATGACGTACCGGTTCGCCCCACCGACCTGGGTGCCGTAGACCAGCCCGTGCAGCCGCTGGGACAGGCCTCCACCAGCAGCGCTCTGCGTAGTGCTGTCCGAGACTGCTGTGCCCCACAGTCCGCCCGACCCGACCACACCGTGGAACCGACGTACGTGCAGCGTGCCGTTCGCGCCGCCGTTGGACTGGAACATGATGTAGCGGCTGGCAGCAGCGTCGTACGCGAGCCCGGGCGGACGGGTGGCCGAGTCCAGGATCCAGCTGGCCGGGATGAAGTTGATGATGCTGGTCCCGGTCGGGGTGTAGCCGAACAGGAAGTACCCGGTGCCCTGCTGGAACAGGGTCACCAGGTCCCCGCCCACCGGGTCGTAGCAGACGAAGCAGTTGGTCCGCCCGTTCCAGTCGTCGAGCCAGGGTCGACCGGTGCCCGGGTTGGCCTTGACCGTGCCATTGGCGTTGAACCGCCAGATCCGGAACCCGGCGGACTTCTGCTGGATCACCGCCCAGTAGCCGCCGTAGGCAGTGATCCAGGCGATCGAGGTGATCTGGGAGGGATCGAGCGCGAAGGTGCCCAGGTTGTAGTCGGTCGCTGGGCTGTGCGGCGGGTAGGCGTTGGTCCGGTCCAGCTGCACCGTGTCGTAGACCGCAGCCAGGGTCGGCTGCGCGGTCGGAGCCGTGACCCCAGCGGCCAGCGTCAGCTCGGCCTCGGTGGCGATCTGGTTGTTGGTGCCGTGCATGGTGAAGTTGTTCTGCACGTCCGCCGACAGCATGTCGAAGTGCGCCTGCTTGACGAAAGCGTCCTGAGACGGGTCCAGTGGGAAGCCGGTGATCTGGGTGTTGGTCTGGTCGTAGACGAACAGCCCCAGCGGGCTGAGCTCTACCCGTGCGCCCGAGATCGTGCCATCCGGGTTCAGCGCGCCGGTACTGATCGTGGACCCCAAGAAGACCTGGCCACTGAACAGGTCTCCGGTCAGCGTGCCACCCACGATGTGCTCCGCCAGCACCGAGCCCACCGTGATGTCCTCGCCGGTGATCGGCTGCATCGTGCCAGTCACCTGCGCACCCGCGCCCGCGGA